AGATGTGAACTTTTCATCTAGATTATATAATTCACCTGGGATTTGTCTCATATCTTTATCAGGAGATATAATTATATTACCAGGATGTTGAGTAGCATATATTCCCATAGCATCGTCAGCTTCTAACTCAGGTAGTGTTATTACATCATACTCAGTCTTGAGTTGGTTAATAACACGTTTGTAGCCACATGGCTTTTTACGATTTCTATGACCTTTATATTCAGGTAAAATTTTCTTCCTAAAATTCTTAGTATCAGAGAAGAATAATTTTATATCAGAGAATGATCCAAACTCATCCTTAAGTTTAGTAAGTTCTCGTTTAGTTGCATTGTATGCGTCACTGAAGTTAGATGTAACAAGGATAACATCCTCGCCAAAGTCTATTTCAGTTTCTGCTGCCGCACAGTTCTTGTATACAATGTAATCGGCATCAATTAATAATTCCATAGGTGGTTAATGTACGTCTGCCCATGTATGGCCTGATTGTGATTCAGCGGCTATAGGACATCTTAAGTTGTAAAATCGTCCAGCTTCTTCTGCCTTGACTTCAAGGAGAAGCTGAAGGGATTCTTTGTCACACTCCTCACATTCATATTGTAGTTCATCATGAACGAATGCAAGTTGGTGAGCAGTTGGTGGTAATAGTTCATGTGTTAGTAACATCCAACGTTTTGCTAAGATAGCTGCTGACCCCTGTAAAAGGTAGTTAAGAGCCTTGTGAGGTTTATCAACTAGGATACGTCGTTTATCTAATCCTAGAATATATCCTCTCTCACTGACCTTCTTAACTGCTGTAAGTAATTCTTTAAGACCTGGAATCGCATCAACATATGCCTTTCTGATCTCTCTACCTTTCTTAACAGCCTGTGTATCAGATAATTGCTTGTCATAGCTATGACCTAGTTTGGCATCTCCAGCTCCATAGAGGAAGGCATAGGAAATGGTCTTGATTTGTTTTCTTGTGACTCCAACTCTTTCTGCATTTGTTTGGTGAATGTCTCCGTTGAGAAGTATTTCGGCATAGCGTCCTTTATCATATCTGGCGAGATAGTGAGAGAGCATCCGTAACTCAATACCGCTAAGATCGGCACCGACCAGTATTTTACCTGGAGTTGCCGTAAATAATTGTCTGAATCTTTCATCTGAAGGTACTTGACTTAGGTTAGGTTTACGATGAGCACATCTAAATGTGCTGGTTGCTACTGAACAGTGATGGTGAACTCTAGACTTCGTAACAAGCTTCTGCCATGCGTTCACGCCTTCTGATATCATCCCAAGCTTCTTTGTCAGATCCAGTAGTTTCAAGAAACTCAGAGCAATATCCGTCCCAAGTTCTTTTAATACGGTCTCGTCTATAACCGCCTTCCCTGAATTCGTCAGTGAGGATGGTTGCCAGTCGTAATGTGTGGAAAGTATCCATGCTATATGATCTCGTGAAGTAGGATTCAAATCCTTGAGTTTGGTAAACGTAGCACCAGTGTGAAAGCCTCTGGTCCTATTATTTCGTTTAGGAGTAAATAATGGTCCGGCAACGAAAGGATGCCTGTTGCGTAGTAATTGACTAGTTTCTTCATACTCTCGTCTGAGAGCAGATTCAAGTTCCCGTGCAGCTTGCTCATCAAAAAACCATCCATGATTCTCTTGTTCAGTAAGTATGTGTGCTACCTGATGTTCTAATTTAAGCCAGTCAGGTAAGGGTGGAAGTGGTCGCATAACTTCTCTGTAACTTTAACGTCTTGAATACAATAATCTTGCATTTCTTGAGACCATTCTTTCCAGTCAGTATCTTTAGCAAAGTCTCCTTTGTAGACACCTAATCTATAACCGTAAGCCTCAAGAGAATGTCTTCCATATAATTTAGTTGGCATATTTTTCCATGCATTCTTCTTATCTATATCGAGTAAATTCGGATGATATAAGCGAGATAAGAGAAGAGTATCAATAATGGTACCGCGAGGATTAAACCAAGGGTATAAGTGATGGATATAAGGTAAGTCAAACCCAATAATGTTATGCCCAACAATAACATCAGCAACCTCCAAATTTGATAAGGCAGTCGTGATAGAATAGTTACTACCCATCGGAAGTTCTTTGGCTGATTCTGTATATTTTTCATCATTAAATACTTCCGTGCGCTTATCTTCGGCCCAGTGTATGGCAATACAATGTATTCTGGGATCTTCGTTCGTGAATGATAATCCATTAGTCTCTAGATCGAATACTGCTGTTCCCACCTGTCCATCGGTAGGTTTTGTCAACAAACTTTGCACGTTCTATTGCCTCTTTAGTTGGTGGGTTAGGTCTCTTTAATACATTATCTTCTTTCTCGATGTGTTGGTACCACGGATGGCTATAGGAACTGCCATCAAAAATCCGTGGTTGGATTGAAAATTGGTGATTTTTCAGTTTCATGATCAGTGAATCGTGAAGTTTCTAAATTAAATTTTATCTTTCCAGCGAAGCCAGTCTCACCAGAATAACGGTTCTTAATAATTCTAAGAGTCGCAATGTCTCGTTCAGTTTCACTTTGTTGGTTTCGTTCGATGCCGATAACTTGATCTGATAATTGAGCAATTCCCGCAGATCCTCTGAGCTGACTAAGGGACACTTTGCCTCCCTCTTCGTGCGAAGTCCTATCATTACTTCTCCGTAAATGTGATACTAAAAATAGTGATATACCAGTCCGTTCAACTAGTGACCTTAACCTAGTCATGGTAATATCTATGGTTCTTCTTTCATCCCCATCAAGGCCACTTAAGAGTATGGATAAGTGATCAAGGAATATAATACGACACTCCAATCCACTGGCAAGGTATTCGATCCGATTGTAAATAAGCTGCGGGTCAAAAGAACCAAAGCCATCAAACAGGTAAAGATTCCAATTAGCAATGGTATCACGAAAATACTCTTCGAGTTTTGATTGGTCATGTTCTCCTATGTGTAATGATTTACCTACAGCTGTGGACATTAATCCAAGTGCGGTTCTCCTATTTGATTCTTCAAGTGCCAAGTACCCGACCCTTTCTCCCTTGGTGAGTAGGTTAACTGCAAGTTGACGACAGAACGTAGATTTGCCCTGTCCAGATCCAGAAGTAATTGTTGTAAGCTCCTGATACCTAATCCCGTGCAATTTATCTTGTAGTCCTCTGAATGGATAGTCATGTTCTGATGGTGGTAGTGGTGTAGTAATTAATTTCTGTAAAGTTTTACCTTCTATAATACCATCAGGTCTGTAAGGTTTGGCATTCCAAATAGCCTTCCTTATCTCATCTGGTTCTTTGTCTTGCAACGCCTCTGACGGATCTTTGTAAGACTCCAGACGGGCGATACTGACCTTACCCGCTGGTAAGATACTTGCTGCCTCTTCGGCAGCCTTACGACCTGGTTCGTCACCATCGAAGAATAATACAATCTCTTCGTATCCTTGGAGTAATGGTAATTGTTTTTGTAAGTCTTTCTTAGCTGACGCTGCGCCATGTGGTAAGGAAACCATAGGCCAGTTAGGCATAGCTTCATAACAGCTCGCAGCATCTAACTCACCTTCAGTAACAACAATACGCTTACCAGTTGTAGGAAATAAATGCTGGCCAAATAAAGTGTCAGTGGATGATCCTTCATAAGTAAATACCTTCTGTTTATTTTTTATTTTGAATCCAGCAAGAACTCCATCGCTTGTGAAATATGGGAAGCGTAGAGTGTTTCCATCTCTGTTAATCCTATATTTTTTGCAAGTTGTTTCAGAGATTCCTCTCTTTCGTAGTCTTTCTGGTTCTCCTTTAAAGCTGACATTCGTCATCGTCCGTGGTGATTGTGAATAAAGATTTATACCCTCTGCGGGTGTGTATGTTTGGCATGAAAAGCAAAAGTAGTGGCCATCTGTGTATAAAGAATTAGCATCAGATGACCCACAATTATTGCAAGGTTCATGTCTAACAAACTCTGCGTCCATTAGATTAACCAATCGAGTGGAATATTATGGTATGCAGTCCATGGTATATCATGTTTATCACACCATTTAGCATACGTTGTCTTTGAATGTTTAGATATTTTATTATAAGGTGATTGGAAGACCATCCTTAAATCTATATCTGGGTTATCCTTTTTAACAGCAGCTATTTTACGTCTATCATTTGCATCCCAGTATCCCTTTGTTTCAAGATACACGTGATTTGGCAAGATAAAATCAGGGTGATAATTATGCTGAATGGTATAAGGAACCTTACAAGATTCGTATTCATATGTAACTCCAAGACTAGAAAGCAAGTTAGCTACCTGCTCTTCTAATCCAGATCTAAATTTAGAAGTCTTCTTCTTCTTCTGCCTCTTCATTTGATGGTGGTTCAGTAGCTTTAAATCCTTTAGTTTTACCGAATAGATTAGCTACTTCGTCCTCACCCAATTCTCCAGTATCGACACCAGCCCCATCAGATTTA